GACTACCTGGAAGATCCGGAAAACCAAAGCGAAGCCATTGAGCTTGGACTACTTCCTCAAACAGAAGAAACAGCATCAGTAAAAACACCTGTGATTGAGGAAAATAGCGTAAGCGATGTAACAAATAGTAGTGATTAGGGGGTTGTGGGGACAGTTCTCCTCTTGTTGTAACTGTCCCCACTGACACCTTTTCGAGTTTACGAGAAAAACCAAAGCCGTCTGCAAGACACACAGCCATAAAAATTTTAATTTTTCCCATCTAAAGCCAAAAAAATATCATGCCAAAATCAGTTATGACTCACCAGTTCAGCCAAGTACCAAAGGCTGAGACTCAACGCTCTTCATTCGATCGTACACATACGCACAAAACTACTTTCGATGCAGGACAATTAGTACCTTTTTATATAGATGAAGTATTACCAGGTGATACTTTCAACGTAAACACTACCATGTTCGGACGATTGGCCACTCCACTCCATCCGATCATGGATAACATGTTCTTAGACACTCATTATTTCTACGTCCCAACTCGATTAGTTTGGGACAACTTCAAGAAATTCATGGGAGAACAGGAAAACCCTGATGACTCTACTGATTACTTAGTACCTCAACTAGTAGACGACAATAACACAGGATTTTCAGAATTATCTATAGAAGATTATTTTGGACTACCTATTTCTACTCAGGCTACCGGACTTAGCGTAAATGCTCTATGGCATAGAGCTTACAACCTTATTTGGAACGAATGGTTCCGGGATCAAAACCTACAGGACTCTTTACCAGTCAACAAAGGTGACGGCCCAGACAACTTATCAGATGGTGACTACACTATTCAAAGACGCGGGAAGCGTCACGATTACTTTACTAGTGCCCTACCCTGGCCACAGAAAGGCCCAGGAGTAGAACTACCATTAGGTACTTCAGCACCAGTCATATCAACAGGAGATAACATTTTACTTTCTAATAGTAGTAATACCAATTTCCCATTAGGTACTGGACCAACATTAACCGGAGGTTATTCAACTTCTAGATCAACATCAGCAGCAGCATTAGATACTACATTTGGTAACCAAACAGGACTGCAAGCAGATCTATCAACAGCAACAGCAGCCACTATCAATTCTCTTCGCCAGGCATTTCAATTGCAACGCTTGGCAGAAAAAGACGCACGAGGTGGCACACGTTATACGGAAATAGTACGCTCTCACTTCAACGTAACATCCCCGGACGCACGTCTACAACGTCCGGAGTTCTTAGGCGGTAGCACTAGTCGTATTAACATACAACCAGTAGCAGCAACAGCTAATGATGCTCAAGGATCATTATGGTCTAATTCTTTCGTAGGTCAATTAGGAGCATTCGCTACAATATCATCCGATAGAGATGGATTTACTAAATCATTCACAGAACACGGAGTGATCATAGGCCTTGTATCAGCAAGAGCCGATCTTACCTATCAGCAAGGTGTTAACCGCATGTTTTCCAGGAGAACAAAATACGATTATTACTGGCCCACTCTAGCACATCTCGGAGAACAAGAAGTTCTCAACAAAGAGATCTACGCTCAAGGCACATCAGATGATGACGGAATATTCGGATACCAGGAACGATGGGCAGAATATCGTTACTACCCTTCCAAAATCACCGGAAGGTTCAAATCAGATGCAGCACAGTCATTAGACACCTGGCATCTTAGCCAGGACTTCGCCAACTTACCACTTCTCAATAGCATATTTATTGAGGATAACCCACCGGTTAAAAGAGTAATAGCAGTCCAATCAGAGCCAGACATCATTCTAGACTCATTTATTGAATGTCGCACGGCCCGGGCTATGCCTACTTACTCTGTACCAGGTCTTATTGATCATTTCTAAAATGAGGATCTTTAACTATATATGGAACCCACTGGGGCTACTTGAAAGAGTGGCCCTAGTGCAACCATTTTTGGAGACTCTTGTAGGAGCTATAGGAGGTTCAGTTGTTTCCGGAATATTTGGTAATAAACAACAAAAGAAGCAACAAAAGTATGACAAAATGATGTCTGACACTGCCTACCAACGGGCAATGGCCGACATGGAAGCAGCCGGACTTAATCCTATGTTAGCTTATCAGCAAGGCGGAGCCGGTGGCGGAGCAAGTGGCATCGCTTCAATGCCTGCTTTTGACAATCCATTTGTACAGCATCAGCAAAAAGAATTACTTGAGGCACAAGTTGCAACTGCAAAAGAACAAGCCGGAATTGCTAAAAATGCTAGGGAACAATCAGACATCTATACAGAAGCCGGTAAAAAAACTGGAGCATTTAAAGCACAAGGAGCAACAGAAGGTTACCTTCCAGCAATTAATTCCGGACTATCTGGTTTAGAACATATCATTAACATGCGTGGAGGCGGTAAACGCGGAACAATAGGATTTCCAAAATGAAATTTCGAAGTTATAAACCAACACCATTAGCACCACCTATACCTACTTCTGCTCAGACAGTAGACAAAGTATATCAATTACCAGACCATGTAGTTAATCCAACTCATCAGCAGTTGATAGATTATAGAGGCCATAAGCGAACAGCATCTTTTCTTAATAGGAATCATCATTCCTCTAGACGTTGGAAATTGAAAAAAAAAAATAAAACTTCAAAATCTAACTTAACCGAAAAAATAAGACAAATTCTTAGGAAATTAAAATGAAATATAGAAGTAAACTACCTTATAAAAAAGCTAAACGCATGTTTTCTAAAACTGCAGATCGTACACATTATAAAAATACTCAGTACGTTAACCCAGTCATGATGCGTGGCGGTACACGATTGTAATTATGCCCTGCTACCATCCTCTAACGGGCTACCGGTCGAAGGATGGAAAAGTAAATGGCAAGTGGCCTGTTACTTTCAATCCATCGAAAGGATACCAGGACATGCAAGTAACCCTCCCCTGCGGTCAATGCGTTGGGTGCCGTCTGGAGAAATCCAGGCAATGGGCTATGCGTTGTGTCCATGAAATGAGACAACACGACCAAAACTCCTTTATCACATTAACCTTTGATGATGACCATCTAGATCCAATTGGATCTCTAGTTGTGTCAGACTTTCAAAACTTTATGAAACGTCTGCGTAAAAATACCGGAGCTAAGATCCGATATTACCACTGCGGAGAATATGGAGAAAACCTTGGACGCCCTCACCATCATGCTATTCTTTTCGGCTATGACTTCCCGGATAAAAAGCATTTTAAAACTAATAAAGGCAATAAGCTATTCTCTAGTGAAATACTGGATAAAGCATGGCAATACCAGGGCCATACTCTTATAGGCGAAGCAAACTTTGAAACAGC